CGGAACATGGGGAACCGGGTCTGTCATTGCCGGGACAAGCATGACCCTGGGAAGTGATGACACGGGCGATGTGTATTATCGGGCAGCGGGTGGTGTGCTGACCAGGTTGGGCGCAGGCAGTGATGCTGATGTGCTGACACTGGCAAGTGGACTCCCAAGCTGGGTAACCCCATCAGGGGGCGGGAATGTTTCAAATGTCGCTACCCCCCTCGATAACCAGATTGCGGTCTGGACTGGGACAACGACGATTGAGGGAACGGCGAACCTTACCTTTGATGATTCCACGGGCGCACTTGCCGTCACCGGGTCTGCGGCAGTCGATAATGTAACTATTGACGGGAATGACATTTCAACCACTGACACCAACGGCAACCTGACGATTACCACTAACGGAACCGGCGTCACTGAAATCAAAGGAAAAGGAACCGGGAATGATCCCGCCATCATCCAGCTTAATTGCGAGGAAAATACCCATGCCCAGAAGATAACGGCCCAACCGCATAGTGCTACGGCGGCAAACACCGGAACGCTTCCCCCTGGCACAACGGATTATACTTTTGCAACCACTGGACTTACGGAGACTCTCACCAATAAGACTCTCACCAGTCCCGTTTTAACCACTCCGCAGATCAACGATACCAGTGCGGATCATCAATATGTGGTTGCGGTAAGCGAACTTGCCGCTGACAGGACGGTAACGCTGCCTCTGCTCGCCGGGAATGATGAGTTTACGTTTAATGATCATGCCCAGACTTTAACGAACAAGACCCTTACTTCCCCGGCAATTGATACCAGCATCGTCTTTGATGAATCAACGAACGACTTGACGCTGACGGCATCTGACCAGACATCTGGAGCGGCAACGGTTGATATTCCTGACTTGGGAGGAACCAACGGGGATATGGTCATCAGTAATGCCACCCAGACTTTGACGAACAAGTCTTTTGACGCTGCTTCCGCTCAAAATACACTTACCAATGTGGATCTCACCGCAGCAGTAACCGGGACGCTCCCGGTAGCTAATGGCGGCACAGGGGTGGCAACCATTGCAGCGGATTCTCTTATCACCGGCAATGGCACTGGTGCTGTAATCGCAGAAGCAAACCTTATCTTTGATGCAACCGGGCTTGCCGTTGGCACCACGGCGGCAAACGCGAAGCTGACTGTTGATGGCACAGCAAAACTCAAAGAGCAGTCTGCGGCGGCTGCGGACACCGCAGCGTATGGTCAGGTATGGGTTAAGGACGCTGCGCCCAACGAGTTATGGTTCACTGATGATGATGGCAACGACAAGTTGATCGATACTGCTGAACTTGGGATTGCCTGTTCAGACGAGGCAACTGCAATTACCTCAACCGGCGACAAGGCGACTTTCCTTGTCCCTCGGGCCATGAGGCTGAAGACGGTGAAGTGCAACTTTACCACACAGGATTCCTCTACTGATTATGACCTGGACATCAAGTACAACGCCAGTGACCCCACCTCGGCAAGTTCCATTCTGGCAACAGGCACTCCCAACATCACGATTTCTTCCGGCACTTATGTCGGGTCAACGACTGAGTTTGAGGATGGGGGAGGAGGTTCGCAGGATTATTACGACTTGGCCGAGGATTCATTTATCGTGATTAACATTGCAACTGCCGGGACTGAAGCAAAGGGACTCAAGTGCTGGTTGTTGGGGTGGTGGAAATAGTATGAGCAACATAATTAATCCATATCGCTTTGCTGCTGCTAGCGGCGACCCTCCGCCCAATGTAGAATACCTTGTAGTGGCTGGTGGAGGAGGCGGTGGAGGCTCCTACCAAGGAGGAGGAGGAGGTGCCGGAGGTTATCGCTGTAGCGACAATGATGGCACGTTCACGGTTGCTGCCAACACTTCCTATTCCATCACGGTAGGTGCAGGGGGAACCGGGGATAGTTATTATCCTAGTGCCGCTGGTGGTGGGGATGGTGAAGATAGTGTGTTTTCGACATTAACATCTGACGGCGGTGGAGGTGGTGGGTCTTACAATGTTTCGCAACAAGACGGGAATACTGGCGGCAGCGGTGGCGGTGCTGGACTTAATAGCTACAGCACAGCAGGTGGAGGTGCTTCGGGTAATGGAGATGGAAATGACGGGGGTGACGGCTATGGTTATAGTAGCGCACCTTATGGCGGCAGAGGAGGTGGTGGCGCGACTGCACAAGGAACTGACGGCTCTAATAATAGTCCGGGAGGCAATGGTGACAGCAACACAATACGCACAGGGTCTTCAGCCTCCTACGCAGGAGGTGGCGGTGGCGGTGCCTACAGTGCCACCACTACCAACATAAGCGGCGGCACTGGTGGTGGCGGAATGGGTGCAGGCACCGGTACAGCTACGACAGGGTCTGTAAACACCGGAGGCGGGGGCGGAGGTGGCGGGGAGCCGTCGCAATACGGCAAGGCTGGCGGTTCTGGAATAGTAATCATTCGCTATGATGACCAGTACGACGATGCCACGGTCAGCGGAGAATATAGTGGCCCAACTGGAGGAGAATCGGGTTACAAGACTTACGTCTGGACAACAGGCAGCGGCACGATTGAGTGGGAGTCATAAGGGAGAATAACAAATGGCACACTTTGCAAGCCTAGACGCTAACAACAACGTGATAAAGGTTCACGGTGTGGACAACAAACATCTACTCGACGTTGACGGCAGTGAATCCGAGGAGTACGGCACTGAGTATCTTACTGGCCTGCACGGTGGCGGACGCTACAAGCAGACCAGTTATAACACCCGCTCTGGTGAGCACCCAGATGGCCCAGAAAAAGCCCTACGCGCCAACTACTGCGGCAAAGGCTGGGTGTACAATGAGGAACACGACATCTTCCATCCTGCACAACCTTACCCAAGCTGGACTCTTGATGAAGTGAAGGGCAACTGGAATCCACCCGTGCCGATGCCGGACATTGAGGAGTGTGAAGATGGGAGGCCATTGAATTTCTGGCGGTGGAATGAGGATGAACTGAAGTGGGATAAAGTGGAGATACCTTCTGAATGATTAACCTGGACGACATCAAGGTTGGAACTGCGTCGGTTACGGGCATCGGCAACTGGATGCTTGAGATCGATGTCATCCTGAAGGTGGCTATCTCCGTTGCCACCCTCGTCTACATAATTCTGAAAATAAAGGAACAACTAAACAAAAAAGATGGCTAACACAAACAAACCCCCGACCAAGGGAATTAAAACAAGTGAGTTCTGGTTAAGCGTGGGCGCAATGGTGATTGGCGCACTGGTTGCCAGTGACGTATTTGCCGATGGATCTACCGGCATGAAGATAACTGCCCTGATTTCCAGCGCACTGGTTGCAATGGGATACACGGGTGCCAGGATGAATTTGAAGAAAAACGACTGATGTGGGCGGCAATCCTTAAAGTATTTTATGAGATCATCGCAACCATCATCAAGAACCAGAGCGGGCCGATTACTGCGATTGCTGCTCCTGTTGTCCCTGCTGATATTCGCAATCGGTGGAACAAGCGGGTGCGTGACTGGCAGGCAAGTGGTGTTCGTGCCGGAAAGTGATGGTTTAGTCAAGTTGGGGGAAGATGTCAGAGGTCATGTCTTTTGGTGGACAGGTCAGGGTTGGGAACGAAGCAAGGGGACGGTGAAGCTGCCCGCCGGGTGGTTGGCGGGCAGTCTTCCCGATCCCAAAAAAGAGGAATAATGGCATTAAGCAATTCATACGAAGTTGACGGGGAAACCGGGTTCATCGGGATTGCTTCCCGTGAGAACCCCACCGCAATCGGCCCAGGATACGTCCAGTCGGCTCAGAACATCCGCTTTGATCGTGGAGTAGCGGCAACCCGTAAGGGCAGCAAGAGACTCACAGCAGGTGATGCAGTGGGTGAAGCGATATTCGTTTCCGGGGTGTACTCCGGCACCGATGGCGTGGACAAGATCGTGCTGGTCGGTGGGAGCGCAATTTATATTTACAACACTTCAACCGACGCAACCAGTACCGTCAGTTTCCCCACCGGACGCACTATAGTCGCAGCGGACAAGGTGGACACCATCCAGGCCAATGACCGGCTTTATATCCTGCGCGGGGAAAGCGACGCAACCGCCCAGGTTGTAACCATTACCAGCAGTTCAACTACAGCAACCGTAACCAAGACCGACCACGGGTATTCAACTGGTGATGAGGTGACGATTACCGGGGCAACCCCCGCAGCATACAATGGGTCTTATGTTATCACGGTAACTGACGCTGATGAGTTCACTTATACCTTTGCTGGAGGGACTTCCCCGGCAACGGGAACCATTTACGCGCAGTCAGCAAAGCCGCCCCTCTACTGGGATGGGGATTCAACCATAACAGTGGTGACCCAGACAGTGACCAGCGGAATATCAGCAAACTTTCCCCCGGCTGATTTTGGTTTTTATTTTAATAACAGGATAGTGGTCAGAAGGCAGAGGGATAAAATAGCGGTTAGCGATTACTTTGATTTCGACACATGGGATCTCACGTTCAACCAGTGGTCAATTAACCTGGGCGCAAACGATTACCTGACCGGGTTCCTCCCCTGGCAGGAGGATAAGTTTGTTTTGTTTGAACGCAACTCGATCTACTACGCATATATTGATCCCAATTCATACGAAACTGGGCCGGGCGAAAACTCCTATATCAAGTCACTCACCGATGAGATTGGTTGCAACGCGACCAAGACAATCGTTAATGCGGGTGAGAACATCTTCTTCCTGAGCGACCTGGGCGTTTACACTTTAACCCCCTCGCTTGACCTTGCACTGCTCGGCAATCAACGCCCCTTGTCCGAGCCAATCACTGACATCATTGAGCGTATCAATGTGAATTACGTCCAGAATGCGGTGGCTGAGATTTATAATAACCGACTTTATTTGGCACTCCCACTGGATTCAACCGTGGGCGCAGGGGATGCAACTAACAACAACAGTGTGGCTGTTTACTCGTTCCTCAATTCCGCCTGGGAGTCAGTCGATACCTACCCAACAGGGTTTAGCATTGATGACTTTGTGATTGCGCTTTACGGGGAACGCAAACGCCTGTATGCAACCAACTCTGAGGGCGTGTTTCTGCTGGAGGAAACCTATAAGGATGAGTATTTGCAGACCTCAGCAAATCCACTCCTGCCATTCACTTTGCCCGCGACGATCAATACGGAATTTGAACAGACAAACATTGCATCAGCGTTGACCAGTCGCAGGTATATTTTCAACACATACAACGGCAAACGATTCGCCAGCGCACAGGCAAACTTTAGTATGCTTGCCGGTGATGCAATCACGATGACTGCCAGTGTGGTAGACCCGGACTCATCCAGTGAGATTCTTTCATTCGGGACTGGCACCGCAGAAGATTTTACCAAAAGGGTCCGTATCGGCAAACAGGGGTATGGTCTGGACATTCAATTTGCAGCAACAACAGGACGCCCAACGGTGAGGGGGTTTCGCGTGGAAGCAACCATTCCGGGCAGGCGTCTGGTAAACGTGGAGTAAGTCATGGCACAATTACAAAAGGGAACAACCTACACAACCGGGGGCAGTGTAACTGCCTCAAACCTTAACGCACACGTTGACTCTGCAATCCTGCTGGACGGGGCAGTCTCTGCACAAACCGCACTGGGTGCATCACCGGCAAGTGACGACCTGGTCCTGCTCTCAGACACTGATGCGTCAACGCTAAAGAGCGCGACCACCACCGAGTTGCTCGCAACCGAGTTGGCTGCGTGGGTGGGAAAGGGAGCATCAGGAGGCACAGCAGCACTCCAGATAGATGGAGTGGACAAGTTGTCAGTGGATTCGGACGGGGATACTACCGTGACGGGTGACCTTGCCGTGACGGGTGACTTGACGGTGACTGGCACGGGCTTGATGCCATCTGGAAGTGTAACGCAGTGGGCGGGTTCAGGGAGTGCGCCGACAGGTTGGCTGATGTGCGATGGTACTGCCGTATCCCGCACCACTTACTCGGCACTTTTCACGGCAATATCAACAACCTACGGAGTGGGAGACGGTTCCACTACTTTCAATCTCCCTGACATGCAGGGTCGAGTTGCAATTGGCGCAGGCACAGGGCGCAACAATGCGGACGACGGCAGCCTGACTGCCCGCACTATTGGAACGTATGAGGGTGAGGAAACCCATACGCTCACTGAAGCTGAACTTCCGGCACACACCCACACCTACACTAAACCGGCACTTTTGGAGAGTTACCGCAATTCAATTGAGGCAGGCACAAACGGAAATCACTCCAGCAATGAAGATCAGGATACTGGCTCGGTGGGATCAAACACGCCACACAATGTAATGCAGTCCTATCTTGTGCTGGGAGGGTACATAATCAAAACATGAAACCCTGGCAACAGGCAAAGAAATGGTTCAGCGAGAAGTCACCTGACGTGCCTTTTGAATCTGCATTGGGCGAGTACCTACAGGATGGATATGTCTGGTCAGGGCAGGACTGTTTCATCATGGCCAAGCCGACATTCTGGGATGGTGAGACTATGTATTCGGGCGCAACCAAGGAAGTAAACACCTGGTTTGTATTCCTTGCCGCCGGGGAAAACTGTCTCAAGGAATTTTTACGAAAAGCCCCCTTCAAGCTGAAGTACATTGCTTGGCAGAGACGAGGCAGGGACGATTATCACGTTCACGAATGGAAGCGTTATCAACGCCGGGTCAAGAAAGGATAAATTATTATGGGAACAACTGTACAGGCACCGGAACCGAGGGATTACGGGCGCGAGACAAGGGAGACACTTGCCAGCCAGATTGCATTGGCACCAGAGTTATATGCCAGTGAAGCAGAGTACCAACCCCAGTACCTCCAGTTAAATTTACAAAACCTGCAACGCGCACTGGGCGGGGTGGGTGATACCCCCGGCTTGGTGCAGCAATATGAGGAGGATCTTTATCCTGCGATGGGCCGAATTGAGGCGGACACGCTTGCACGCCAACGGGCAGCGGACATTGGTGCCGTGGAGCAGTATGGGCCAAGGGCAGCAGCAGCAGTACGGTCAGCGGCAGGCAACCAGCAACTGATTGATGAACTGGGCAGGCAGGCACTTCAGGAGGTTCAGGCAGGCCAATCCCTGACACCCCAGGAACTGAGGCAGGCACAGCAATCCTCTCGCGCAGCAATGTCAGCACGGGGATTAGGCATGGGCAACCAGGCAATCGCTGATGAGATCCTGAAGGGTTACCAGTTGGGAAGGCAGAGACAGGCGGAGCGCAGGCAATTCGCCGGGGGCGTTGCAGGTTTGCAACAACAAACCGGGGCAGACCCGTTCATGGCAATCCTTGGTCGCCCATCACAGGCATTCGGTCTGGGGCAAGCCACTATGGGGCAGGCAGCAGGCGTTACACCGGGCAGACAATTCAATCCGCTCGACCCGTATGCAGGCAGCTTGTACGCGAGCAACCAGCAGAACGAGATGGCTGCAAGGCAGGCAAGTGCTGCTGGGCGCAGTGGAATTATTGGGGGCGCATTGGGTGCGCTCGGAAGCATTGGGGGAGGATATTTCGGGAGGTAAGCTAATGGCAACATTCACAATCGGCGGGGGCAATCAGGGCAACATTTCACCTTTCCTGACAGGGAAAGCAACACCGATGTCATTGCCACCGGGATACCTCTCATCGGCACAGCAACAGGCAGCAATGATGCAGAAGGCCATCAGTGGTGTCGGTGCGGATATTGGTGATGCTATTGCTGCGCGGGCGAAGGAGGAGGCACGTTCCGAGGGTCTGGATGTATTGATTAAGTCACTGGAGAAACGGGCGCAGCAAAGCGGGGAGTTCCCCGGTACGCCTGACACTGCTACTCGCGATTTACCTGTTATCCCTCCACCTGGCGAGGAGGTCAGCGAGTTTGAGACAATAGAAGTTGGACCCGCCAGCACCCTTGACGCAAAGGTGACGAAGGGAAAACCCGGTGACGCACTTGCTGGCATTCTTGGTGGTGATGTTGCCGAGAAATATCGTGCGGGAGAAATGAGATCTCCCCAGAAAGAGGCAATAGTCAAGGCCATGATGGACTGGGAGGCAAATATGTTTGGCGAAGCAAAGCGCAAACTGATTGATCTTGAACTTGAAAAAGCATTAAGGGAAGAGGAGGGGAGGAAAGCATTTAGCGCGGCACAGCAAGCAGTATTCAAAGACAGGATGATCCCTGAAGAAGTTGTCACAGACGAATTTGAAACAACTCTTGGCCCAACCGGCATCAATGAGTTGATGAAAAAGCAGGCGCGGGGCGAACCGCTTTCTTCTGATGAATTTGATGCAATTGAGACACTTGGCAGACAGGAAGAATTTGAGACAAGGATACCCGAGGCAATCAGGCTGAAGACCCTTGAGGAACAGAAGGAGCGGGATGCGACTATTAACATTATCAACCAGTCTCTTGGAAAGGGGCAACTGGGATCTCTGGATGCCCAGGCCCAAATGATATTGCGGGATGCCTTTGACGCGGCTAGCGAGGAGGAGGAACGGGTTAATGTTTATAAAGTAATTAAAGACGCCCATGAGAAGCTGGGCGAGCCGCCCGTTATCCCCTTCCCTGGTGCGCCACCGATGCGACCAGGGTTCCCTGCGGTAGAACCTGAGAGGGATCGCATCCAGCAGTTGAAACAGGGATTCAAGCCGAAGGCTGACGGGTCAGGGTATGAGGCGATTGTGGATGCCCAAGGGTTCCCGATGGGAGGGAGAGAGATTACCCCGACTGATGTTCGCATGATGAAACCGGAGGATCAGGCACTTTACTCTGACCTGGCTGAACCCCTCTACGCTGGTGGTGAAATGGTTATTGGCGAGGAGGAAGTGGAGCGAGTTATCCCAGGCAGGGAAAAGTCAGTGCCTGAGTTGCGTGCTGAGATTCAGGATGCGCTGATGGCGGGAGACAACTGGACCCCTGACACAAAGAAGAAACTTGATGAACTGATGCCGGGGGTGACGGAACTGCAAGCACTGGGAGTTCCCGGCACCGACTTGATTCAGGTATATGAGGTCAAGGATGGAGTTCGCAGCAAGCTAGGCACCCCACAGAAACGGTCCTCTTCAGACTTGAGGGAGTTCAGGGTGGATGTCCTTGGCCCGACTGCCGTTACAAGAGACAAGACTAGGGCGGATAAATTAAGGCAAGGGATTAGCGATATAAAGTTTGTTGATAATTCAGTCAGAAGATTGTTGGAAATATCCAAGTCAGAAGGGACAGAAGAGGTAAACATAAAACTCAGGGGAGAGGCAAAGGCACTTCAGCAAACCTTGATAGGACGTTTAAGGGTGTCACTGCTCGGACCTGGCGTTATGACAGAGAAAGACGCTGAGAGAATTATTGCTGCAATCCCTGATCCGACAGCGATTTTTGCGCTGGATACCGCTCAAGAGGCGGCTCTTACCACAACACTCAAGTCAATCAGAAGAGGGTTGGTTAATGATATAGAAACTCACATTGAGGGTGGGCTGGGCAATGTGGTGCTGCCAGATTGGTTACAGGGCGCAGGGTCTACACGCGGCGCAACAGGGGAGGCAGGATACACCCGCGACTCTCAAGGCAACCTTAAACTGAATAAGTAATATGCCAATCCTTGTCGATATGCCATCGAGGGGAACGCAGATTTCGTTTCCTGACGACTCTACTGAGGAGGAGATCAAGCAGGCATTGGCGAGGGACTTTCCCCGCAGTGGTGAAGATGTTGCATGGGACTTGCAGGATTATGGCTACAAACCCTCCCTGGAGGACTTCAAGAAGTACCGTTCCCACATGGAGAAGAAGAAGGTTGACTGGGGTGAAGCAGCTTGGGCGGGCGCAGGAGAAATTGCCAAAAGGGTCGGTAAAGGCATCCTGGGGTTGGCTGAGTTTGAAAGTGCCGAACAGATTCCCGGCACAGCAATTGAGGGGGTGGCGGCAGGAACCTATTCACTTTATGGAGTGCTTGCCCAGAGCGATAACCCTGCATCCTCCCTGTTTAAATTCAAGGATTGGATCTCAGGGACCGGAACGGACATCGGTCAATACGACCAGTTTATTGAGGCAAGGAAAGTCTGGAAGAACATCAGGGAGGCAGAGGAAGGCGGGGAAACTATTTCAGGCATTGATCCTGCTTATGTCAACCAGGACGTTCGCAACGCACTGGAACTTGTAGCCGACCCCTCAGTGTTCATCCCCTTTGCCGGGGGTCCGAAGGTTGCCGCACTGGCAGCAAGGGCGGCAGGGCGAGTGGGTCATGCTGCTGGCACCGGGGTTCGTGCAGTTGGCAGGGCAGGCGCGGGGTTTGGCGCAGCACCCGAATTTCTTACAACCCTGGGCGCACGCACAATTGGCGCACCCGCAGAGGCAGCAGGACTCGCCGGGAGAGGGGCGGGAAGCCTTACCACTCTTGCCGGGGTCGGTGAAGTTGGCCTTGGTGCGGCAGGAGCGGGAGTTGGGTTACCCTTCGGCACTGCTGCCGCAACATTTACCGGCGCAAAGATAATCGGTGGAGGACTTGATGCCGCAGGCGAAGCGATGCAGCACCTTTCCCGCAGCATGGGTACGGGGGCAAGTCGCACAGGAGCATTTGCCGCACTTGCCGCTGATGAATCCGCTTCCCTGGGAGCAAGGACACTGGGCGGAATCGGCAGAAGATTTGGTGCAGACGCATTAGCCCCATACGTCGGTTCTGCGGCAGCAGGCGTGGGGATAGGTGCAGGAGTAGGTGGAACACTCGGATACCTCTCACAAGGCGAGGAGGGGCTATTTGGGGGGCTTGGTGGCGGACTGGTACTCGGTGCCGCTGGCGGACTCGCAGGGCGAGGTATAAGCCACTTAACAGGAGGCGTCAGGGCGCAACGTGTGATGGGGGATGCTTCCCGCGCCATAGCATTAATGCCGGAGGCGGAAGGGGCAAAGGCCCAGATCCTAGTGGAACGCTTTGCGAAGGAGGGGGATACTGAGGCTATTGCCACTCTATTGAACACTCGGGGATGGTTGGGGGAAGAGATACCCCTAAAGTTCGTTCGTGATGATGAAGTGGTAATGAAACCGGATGGCACCCCGGCAATGGTGAAGGATGCCGATGGGAACATGGTTCCGCTCCGGTCAACTGATATTCCATTCAAGGGAGTCCACATTGATGACGCCAATAATGCAATTTATATCAACGTAGACCGAGCCGAGGGAGGCACCGTATTGCATGAGGCATTGCACGGCGCACTCAGGACTACACTGGGGAAGGCTTACGCCAAGCCAATGGCTGATGCGTTGATGAAGAACCTCAACGAGAATCAACTGGGCGCATACATCTGGCGTTATGTGGATTACAAGGGGCTGAAGGGTAAGGCACGCGAGCAGGCAAAGAATGATTTCCTTGCTGATCCCCTGAAGGCACTGGAGGAGATCAATGCCGATTACTTCATGGACTTCCTGCAACGCAGGGAAAACCGTGACCTACTCCTGACGGGTAAGCGCAGTGTTGACAACATAATCCTGGGCAACCTCAAGAATGCATATGATTCAGTGCTGCACAAGATTGGGATCACTGATGCCAGTCCCTTCACCGGGCATAAGGCAGTTGACTCACTTGTGCGTGAGTTGATTGATGCTCGGAGGGCGATCAATAAGAGGAATGTAAAGCAGGGAACGATGGCAACCCCGGTGGATCTCAGTACCCCGGCAAAGATACTTACCTTCAATAAGGAGCACGGCATGGATCATGCCATTATTCGGGACGAAAAAGGCAACCCCATTGGCGTCAAGGACGAGGCAACGCTGAGGCGCGAGATGTTTGAGATGGGCCTGAAGATTGATGCGGCATTAAAGGATATACCTGGGGCGAAAGAGGACTTCCTGTCCGATAAGGCACTTGCGGCAATGAAACCCATCCTGCCTCCTGAGATTTTCGCAAAACTGATGACTTTCAGGGCATTAAGGGACGGGGGCAAGGTTGCATCCATTGCCAATTCTCCGGTTGGCGGGAAAAAGGGTGAGCAAACCCTGATATTTCCAAGGGGCATCAAGGAATCTGATACATTGATTCACTCAGCAAGGAGAAGCAATACCCCCAAACCAAAGAAGGACGGCACCTATTCTGCAAGGCAGATGGATCGCGGGTTGGGACTTCTCCTTAAAACCATTGACCTCTCAATGCTCCGCAATCGTGCTGACGATTTCTTTAGTCGCCCAGGAATGCTTGACCCGTGGGGAGGAGATAAGGCTGCGGCAATGGCTGATGTGAAGAGGTATGCTGAGAATCTTGCCTCCGATGCCCCCACTCCATCCGCAGAGTTCTTTGGTGGGGGCAGGAATGGTGCCATGAAGCGGGACATCCTCAACAAGATTTGGGGCGCAGTCATTAAGGCGAAACAGTCTGAATTGGTGATGAACGAGAATGCCCTTGGCCGCAATGTCAGGAAGGAATCCTGGGGAGGGGGAGACCTCCTGATCGGGAAGCCCGGTGAGGGGAAGCATACGCGGGTAACTGAGGACATCAGAGCGGAGAGGGTCGGGAAGATTACCGAGACAGGTGAATCCTACAGGTACACCGAGGGTGAAGTTGATCCGGTAACAGGCAAACCCACTGGTGCCTATGCGGGAATGCAGGTTAACTTCCAGCCTGACAGGTTCACCCCCGAGAAACTCCCCGGCGGCGAAGCCTTTGTGCATGAGTCTGGTTACAACATTTTACAGAAAGGTCGGGGCAAGTTCCGGGTGTACAAGCCTGACGGTGAACTGCTGGGACTGCGGGACACCATGAAGAGTGCCGCTTCCCTTGCCGGGAGAAATTACCAAAAAGGGGTTGCAAGATTCCAGCCATCACCGGAGATTGACCCGCTCGGTATGTTTTCAAAGGCTGAAAGTGCTGCATTGGAACTAAAGCAGGCCAAGGGATCGGGCCAACAGATGCTTGCTATGCTCAAGAAGGCAGGCGTTAAGGCAGAGGAAATGCAGTACCTCGGCCTTGACGAGTTCCTTAAAGACAAGAAGTCAGTCACCAGGGACGAGATCCACGATCACATTGTCCAGAACCAGATCACTGTTGAGGAGACGGTGTTGGGGGGTCGAGAAGGGGTTGAGGCTGACCTGAGCCTGTCTGAGTCGATGGACTCGCCTCGTAAGTTTGGGGGCGAAACCAAACACCCCGACCAAGTCGAACCCGGCGCAGTCGAGGGCAGCTACCGGGAGTTGTTGCTGCGGTTGCCGGATAAGTCTGGCGAGACTCAAGTATCAGTTGATGCCGTATTTGGCGACTTCATAAACGAAGCCTCACTGGCAGAGGCTCCAATGAATCTGAACACACGCAACACCATCCATCGCTGGATCAGTCAAAGAAGACCAGAAGGGGATATGGTTCAAGATTTATATCGCTTCAAGAACGATGGAGATAATGTACAATTCGATGTACTTAATAAGTTTATAGACTGGAACCAATCTCAGCCTGCCCCACAACGCCCCTACACCTCCGGCCATTACGGTGAATACCCCAACACCCTCGCCCACATCCGGTTTCAGGATCGGCAGAGCGAAAAGTATGGCAAGGTGCTGGATATTCAGGAGGTCCAATCTGACTGGCACCAGGAAGGACGCAAGAAGGGGTATAAGACCCCAGCCCAAGAGAAGGCAGTGGAGGCAGCGTTTAGGGAAGCGGACGATTATCGTGTATCATTAGTTGATAAGTATAAGACACGCGAAATTTTCCGACTGATGACCGATGCGGAACGATCAAAACAAAGGGCATTGGATGCGCGTTTGACTGAAGTTCGGGAGGCACTTGGCGGACCCCCAGACGCCCCCTTCAAGACCAGTTGGCATGAACTCGCCATGAAGCGCATGATCAAGTATGCCGCTGATAATGGTTATGATGCGATTGCATGGACGAAGGGTGAGACGCAGGCGGCCAGGTATGATTTGAGTAAGCAGGTGGAGTATATTGATGTTGAGGCAGTGGCAGAAGTTGACAAACTGCATTTTGTGGATATTAGGGTTCCTGGGGAAAAGGACATACATCTTGAGGTTGAAAATGGGATTGTCAGGGAAGGTGATTACAAAGGGAAGGGGCTTGATGAGATAGTTGGCAAGGATGTTGCAGATAAAGTATTTGCCCTTGAACGCGGTAAAACCAAACGCCTTGCCGGTGCCGACCTAAAAGTAGGCGGCGAAGGCATGAAAGGCTTTTACGATAAGATGCTGCCCCGCATGAAGACCTGGAAGAAGCTGGGCCTGAAGGTGGAGGAGGGTTCGTTTGCTGTTCCTGAAGAGATGCTTTACGGGAGTGACCCAGTTGCAGCAAGAGAGATTCTCGGGGAAGGAAGTGCGCCAACTCTCCCCGCCCACATCGTCCGCCTCTCGCCCGAGGTAAAGGCGAAGGTGGTGGAGGAAGGGATGGCACGGTTTCAGCCAGCAGATTCAACCTACCTTGCCGCAGTCAAGAAGGGTGACACCGCTACGGCGCAGAGACTCGTTGATGATGCGGCAAAGGCTGCGGGGTATACGGTTGGGCCGGTGTATCATGGGACGAGTTCCGCTTTCACAAAGTTTGATCCTCAAAGATTAGGAGAATCGACGGGCGCACCATCCGCTAAAGAAGCGTTTTTCTTCACTGACCACAAAGGTCATGCAGAAGGGTTTGCGGGATTCTCATCAGGGACTCGCAGAATGTCAGAAGGAAGCAGGGGCGCAGAGAAGGTGATGAACGTAAGGCTCAAGCTGGAAAACCCAAAGGTGACAGAAGGCAGTGAATATATTTATAACTTATCAGAAGCAATTGAGCAGGCAAAGGCGTCAGGGCATGATGGTGTAATCTTCGAGAACAGCAGGGACTCAGTTGATCGCACTCATTTAAGGATTGATGGTGAATTAATCGACGTAGAGATATCAGCAGACTGGCATCTGCCGATTTTGGATTACCACACTTTAGGGAAAACCCCAAAAAGGAAAAAGGCGGCTCAAGATGGTCTTCAATATATTGTGGACGATCTAAAAGATAACTGGAGAGATTATTATGAGAGCAAGAAGGATGGACTGGAGGATGTTGCGACCTTTGAGGGGATACTGAATGCATGGAAAGACAACCCTGACCGTGTGGTGGTAAAGCAACCAGACCTAGCCACCACTTATGCAGTCTTCGACCCCAACCAAATCAAATCCGCTGACCCGGTAACCTACAACGATGCGGGCAAGGTGATTCCCCTGTCCGAGCGGTTTGATGTGGGGCGGGATGACATTCGTTTCATGCCAGCAGAGTCCCTCACCAACGGCACAGCATGGCGCACTGCTGACGGTTACAATGTTTTGCAAAAGGGCAAGCGGGGCAAGTTCAGGGCATACGCGCCTTCAGGGAAGTTGATCGGCATATATGACCAACTGAAAACTGCACAAAAGGCGGCTATTCGGTTGCAGGAAAAGGACACTGCTGGTAAGGCTAGGTTTATGCCTGCGGAGGAAAAGCCAATATCTGAGAAATCATTAGATGAGACACTTAAAGATTTCACTGCTGAAAGGGCGACAGTAAAAGAAGAGATAGAATCCTCAATCACTCCAAAACAAAAAGAAGCGATACTTTACTCGGAATCATTAAAGGTGGAAGACCCTGACAATCCTCTTTGGGGCGGCCTGGATGGTATTTGGGATAATTTTTTGAATAAGGCTGCGGATAATAGAAAAAGAGTACGGGACGCACATAAAAATACCTACTTTGGAATCTATAACGACTATTTCGAGGCGGCAGTAAAAGACCCAAGGTTTCCGACGTCTACGGAAATTAATGGGGTTCCTTGGTCGCCCGCATCTTTTGTTTCTAAAAAATTAGAGGGTACAGGGATCATGCAGTATCCCGTAGACACCTCAATGACAGTGGGCGAGACAATTAAGTCAATCGAAAATCAATACAAAGAGGCATTTGGGTTTGTTCCTGAAGTCTCCAGAAACCAATAAAATGCCACTAACCAAATCCAAATCAAAGGCAGCGTTCAAGAAGAACGTGAAGACAGAGATCAAGGCAGGGAAACCTCGCAAGCAGGCAGTTGCAATTGCTTACTCAGTAAAGAGGAGATCCCGCCGTGCGAAGTAATGTCCCTCACCCGATTCATCTTTGCTTCCGACCTGCATGGAGACAAGCAGGACAAGAATGCCGTCCAGGCTTTACTGGCGGCGACTGAATCTTTCAAGCCACATCACAGGATCTTCGGGGGTGACCTGGTGGACGCCCGCCCTTTACGCCGGGGTGCCGGTGCCGAGGAAAGGGCAGAGTCAATGGTGGAAGATTGGCAAAAAGCCCTTGGATTCCTCACCCAGTGGCAACCCACTCACCTTCTCATGGGCAACCACGATAAACGACTCTACGACCTGGCAGAAGCAGATAAGGGGATTGAGTCAGACTTTGCATGGAAAGGCGTCAATGAACTGGAAGCACGATTGAAGAAGATCAAGTGCAAGTTCCGCCCCTACCATAAGAAGGAGTATTTTGAGTTTGGTAAATTGAGGATGATCCACGGGTTCTTTGCCGGAATATATGCATCCAGGCAGATGGCAAACGTGTACGGATCAGTGTTGTACGGACACACACACGCAGTGGATGAATTCAGTGTACCCGGCATTGAGCGGAGGATTGCCCGAGGCGCAGGTTGTTTGTGTTCCCTTGATATGGAGTGGAACTCCCACATGCCCAACTCCCTGCGGCACGCACACGGGTTCATCCTGGGCGTCTACAACCAGAAGACTGGACGTTTCTGGACCATGCAATGTGAGGAGGTGGATGGATTGTGGGTGATACCGGAAAATCTAAAGACGATCTGAAGTGGACTGAGATGCTTCACGATGTAAGGGCCGAGGAGCATGAACCGCCCGGTAAGGAATGGATCTCCCGCCGCGATATGCGGGACAAGCTGGGGTTCTCGGATGGGCACATGAACAAGGTGGTGGCTGACCTTATTGCCAGCGGAAGACTTGAACGTAAACGGTTCAAGGTATGGACAGGATGCAGGTACTATCCAATGACCTACTACCGGGAAACCAAGTGAAACGTCTTCCCAAGATTGGTTCCAGGTGCCGCGTTCAGTGGAATGATATTTGCAACTATACGAACGAGAACCTGTCAGCAGTCAAGCCTGCTGCCTGCTGGACAGAGGGGATATTGATAAAGGCGAACAAGGATATGGTGGTCATTATGACCTCTCAGTATGAGGATGGATCAGGTGACTTCACGGTATTCCCCCGCGACACCTGCATCCAATCGATCCGAAAGCTAAAGTAGGATGCAATAAAAGAACCCGTTCCAGTTAGCCTAACGGTTAGCAGGGGGTATTGTTCGGAAAAAACCCTCGGCAATGTGGGGGCTTTTATTGGTTATACATCAGAAACAGGATTGGATTATCGGCCAAAAAGATACCCCACAAAATAAGGGGTGAAACCGAATTCAGATACTTTCCCCATTGGAAAACCCGCAAAAGGGGGAGACTGGGGCAGACACGCGCAGACGCGTGCAGACGCAGGTTGAGGTTGCTTAATGGTTAGCGCAGAGGGGATCAAATGTCGCCCCAAATGTCCACCTGGACATTTCAAATGTCCCCCCACATATGACAGAAAGACTATTTTTTCTTTCTGTCATCTTTTGGGGGAATAAGGGCCAAAGCGGAGGGTCGATTCACAAAACCCCAGTAAAACAGCATTTTCCTGCGGGCGAATTTGGGGTTTATTAAAGGCCAAGGGACAAAGAGTTGACATTGGGATTAAGAAAATTCTTCTAAATCCCAACTATGGTGAGTGCAACAATGCTTCACTGCACATACCCAAAATAGCAAGGTCCGCCCAATTGTCATTTAGGCGGACCTGCTCCTTGTCGATCAATCTGAGCCGATTGTGATCGGCTAGAATGTTTGTCGATCATTTGTGAGTGACTATACTGGTTTCCTTCGTTTGTTGTTGTCGGTTAGTAATTTCCTCTTGGCGCGTTCCTCTGCCCGCCTCTCTTCGCGGGTTGTTCGTTGCCGCCCCGGCACAGATGAATATGTTCTTCCTGACACCTTCCCAGTTGCTCTACCTCGTTTTCTTTTCATATGAGTGACTATATTGGTTTCCAATTGCCCAGCGCATCCTTCTCCTCAATCAGTCCGCACTTGCTGCATTGCCGTGAGAACTTTGATCGGTTCCAAACGTGCTTGCGGCGGCAGGTGGTTCGTTTGTACCTCTTCTTTTTCTTCTCTTCCTCCTGCTCCTGGAGAGAACCCAATGAGTCCGCCCCTCCTGCTCGCAGTCGGTAATTTCTAGACCTGTTCATTTTATCCCTCCCTTGTCACCTTGACGTTGGGGTCAGCGTAGTGCCGATCAGTGGTTGAGTAGTCAGCATGACCTGCCAGATGCTGGGCGGCATGGATGCCTGCTATCTGGCAGATAGTGCTGATGTAGTTGGCCCGCAGTGCGTGGAGTTTCTTGTTTGAGCCGGTGAGTTCACTGGTCCAGCCAAGGGCAGCCAACCACTCGTTCAACCGGCCTGGGGTGTGCCGTTCCCGATCCGACTTGCCGCCAACGAGAAGATAGTCGTCCTCGTTGAGTCCCTCAGTCAATTCCAGCAGTTCCTGATACACCTCAGTGGTCAACGGGATTAGTCGGTCATGCCCTGACTTGGTCAGGTAATCACCGGAGGATTGCACCGTGATCTTGTGGTCGCCCAACCAGGAGATTCTGGCAGCAGAGATTTCGGACTTACGCAGGCCCGCATCATGGGCAAGCCGATACATCTTGTATGCCTCGGGGTCATCCAGCTTGAGTTGCCTGGCTGCGGCATTGGTGCGCGGTTCAAGGCTATCATCCTCCGGGGCTTTGTAACGTACTGCCGCACCCCGCTCCACCTGATATTTCTTAAATGCCGAAAGATCGGGCAGGGTGATGTTGTGCGGATCACTCCCAAGGATCTGATATGTCTTTGGCGAGAAAAAGGACTGGGCGCATCTCAGTTGGGAATACACTGTCCGCTTATGAGACACCAAGTCCTCAGTGCCGTTGATGCGTGAGCGCATCACCTTGACGTGATTTATGATGAGTCCATCGGTGAGTACGGTCAGCGGTTGCCTGCGGAAGAACCTTTCCCGATCCTTTTTCTTCATCGCCGGGAAGGCGTTACCGAGCAAACCGTTGCCGACAATCAGGCGGAGTGAGGAAAGGTAGCGTATCCATGTGGGATGCCCTATCCCCGAGTCCCAAGCGTTCTTTTTCACGCAAAGTTTCTCATACAGGTCGAGGAACTCCCCAATGGTCAGCACCTTGGCTTTGCGCTTAACGAGATCAGCGATCTCATCAAACTTACCCTGCCGCAGACCATCAAAATAAACCTTGGCCCGCGCCTTGGCAGTGCGCTTGTTGGCGGTGCCGGTGTTCCACCACTTCCGTTTCCCGTCGATGGGTTCAACAGCGGACCAGGTGTCTGATTTTTTGCCGTGCTTATCTTTTCTCTGTATCAGTGTCATAATGTATATACAGAATAGGCTAGACCTGTATATACAGTCAATAGAAAACATCAGATTATTTCTGATGATTTATTAACAGGGAAATGTGAATAACCGGAGGATTCCCAGTGAGGTGAAAATAACAACCGTTCCTTGGGGGGGGGGCGGGGGGGGGGGGGGGGGGGGGGGGGGGGGGGGGGGGGGGGGGGGGCGGGGCGGT